GCCGTCAGACAGCTTCAAACTTTCAGGATTTAAAAGGCTATAAGTAAGCCCCGCAAAATCACCATTTGATTTTAAAGTTCCAATCAGCTTATTTTCAATGTCTAGCAATATGATACGACCATTGTAACTCTTATGAGTATACAAAGCGGTATGCATACAAAGGCTTTCACTAATTGAAAATTTAAAAGCGTAGTTCGGGTCACGAACATCTTTCTTACCCAGAGACGTTTCTTCATAAGTTGTATCCTTAGTAATATCCTCCGCCTTAAAGAAATTAGGAAACTTATAAATTCTAACATCTTCAGTATCCAATAACGCATCTTGCAGATACGCTAATACAGCATCCTGTCCAGCCGCAATAGTGGCCGCAGGAATTACAAACCCCGGAGGAGTTGTGAACATACTTTTAGGTTGCTTAGGCAATTTGTTGCACTTGCTGAGACCTAATGCTTTTACATCTACTTCACAAGACATATAATTTTTTGTTTAGTTAAACTCATTAGAAAATTCTTTTGAAAAAATTCTGCCTGAAGAATCAAAACATCTATCAGACAAAATCAATTTTAAATTTGTTATTTCAATAGCGTCTAAAGGATCGTTAAAGATATTTGCTATTACACCGTTTTTATCAGGCACGCCCCAGTACGGACAAAGTCTGCGTTTGTGTTTTGGAATATCGCTGTCATTAGCCCAACTGAATAAGCCACTATTGCCGAGTTCCTTTATAAATCTATTGTACAACGGAATTAAAATAGGTTTGATAACCTTTTCCATTCTTTCAATAGAGTTATATTTTGGATCTGTCATGTCCACAATAGCAATGTCTAAATCTACCTCATTCAAACCGTTGTTTATGCTTTCATCAACATTTAATCGTAGTGCAATTAGTGGGTACTTTTGATACTTCAACTTTGCGTCGTTGTCTTTGTCAGTCAATTGGTGGTTAATATCTAGCCTATGTCCATACATATAGTAAGGCGTTAGAAGATTATCTGAACCCTTAACTCGTCGCATTCTTTGAACTACAAAACCAATAGCATCAGTTACAATTAATGGTTCCATGTTTTAAAGATTAAACTCGTTAAGACTGCCATAAGGCTGAAATGAACCGCATACATAAGCTTGCCATGTTGTATAATCAGTTGAATTGTAGTCTCCTGAATCAACATTTTCTAAGGATAGAAGATAGGTCGCAAGACTGGCTTTACCGGGCCACCTCCAATTTTGGAACGGCCACCAATGCGTAGCATTTCCCACTAAATCATTGAATGCCCTTCTACCTCTTGCAATCCTTTGAGACGCACTTATTAAAGTACCATTCTCAATCTTTGCAATATTTATACCTGTTTTTGCGTGATTGTCAAACGTTGCTTTTAAGTACTCAGCATATACAAAAGGTTTTAGCAGTTCCACTATTCCTTTCCATACATACGGACGGTTTAAGTAGTGATAAGTATCCCCTTTTAAAAGTGCTAACCATTTATTGTTCTCCTCTACTAATTCCCAATTTATAATATCGGTAGTAGAAGGTATAGTGTTATTTGCATTAGTTAAACTTTTAAAAATATTTTTACCATACACCACTAAATCGTCTATGTTGTAACCCGCACTTTTAACAACCCATTCATCGGGTAACAAGGCCAAAGCATCGATAAAAGAATTGTAATACTCAAGTCCTAACAATAGAATTAGACATTCCTGTTGAGTGTCTACCATGAATTTTAAAAACGTATCGCTATTCGCACTAGGCACGTTGTACGGCAGATAATCAAAATCAGTATACTTGAGTATTACAACAGACATTGTAAAATCCTTTAAACGCTATTTATTAATGCTTCAGTATTCTCGCATCTAAATACGCAACCATTGTACCCGTGCCCGTCCAACTGACTCGGTAGTAGGTAAATGGAGAATTAGACAATCGCCAATGGTAGGCCGCGCTTGCATCTGCCGCAGTAATAGTGGCAATACCCGTTTGCGTTTCTGAAGTATTAATAGCTTTATAATTAGTTCCATCTAAAGAACCTTGTAAAGTTATAGTACCTCCGACTGTTCCACTCACCTTTGTAACTACTAATGCTATAGTTACTGTTCCAGGGCCGTTTATCTTTTTTGTATTTAGATAACCAACACCTGTATTTGTAACTGTATCGCGAGTCGCAGTAGCTGTGTTAAGCTTAGTAATATCAAAAGTATTACCTGGGTTAACCAAAGGAACATCTACTGAAGTTTGCGCGTTCAAGCCTATTGATAATAGGATAAATAGCATTGTCGCTACTTTACCAATTATCTTAACCCAACCACGTTTTTCAAGTTCCGCAGCTTTTTTAGTGCCCGCGTGGAATTTCTCACCGGTTACATGATACGGATCTGCTTCTAACGCTTCTACTTCAACCGGAAAATCGATAGAAGCATCTTTACTTACCGTCAGTTGTTTTTGGTCTGGCCCTTCTTCAGGAGTAGGGCTTTCATTTCTATTCTTTGCCATATTCTATTCAGTTATTTTAAAAATTTTTACGCCGCAGCTATTTGAGATTTAATATCCGCTAAATCATCATACACAAAAGCAGCCGCATCATTCTCACTGTGGAAAGAGTGAATACGCATCTCAGCAATTGCAGTGATTAGATTTTTAGTGAAGTCATCATTTTCATAACCCCATTTCATGATGAAGTCTTTATAAATAAGTGTCTTCAAACAATCTGTTGCAATTGCTTGTACGAAACCTACAGCAGTGTTATAGTCTTCTACTATGATAGCTCCAGGCACTTGACGCTCGTTCAAGCCCATGTAAGTGCCTTGGCTAATTGCTTTTTCCATGTCCATATTAGCAGTGTCAATAGGATTCATGAAAATAACAATAGGACTATTGATAAACGCTTTGTGAATCTGCGCTACAATAGCACGGCAACAATCCCAGTTATTAGGGTTAACAGTACTCAGGCCACTAGTAGTAAACGGTAATGAAAATGTTTGAACACCGGCAGGCTTGGTAGAAGAACCTACTCCAGTCATCAAATCTGCATTAGCTTGTATTTTTAATTGATAAGCTAATTCAACTTGCACATAAGTTGTCATTCCATCAATATCGTCCAACAATTCAGTTGCCACTTTCATTGAAACTGCGATCTTCTTCGCATTAGAATTTTCAACTTCTAACGTAAAGGAAGTACCTGGTTTAGCAACGCCTGGGCCTATGAAGGCAGCATTACCTGAACCGGCAGGAACCTTTTTATTTACCCAAGGATAATTTTCAAGACCTGTTCTACCTTTAGGTAAGAAATCCCAGAATGTAGGCTGAGTACGTCTTAAATCGAATACCTCGCCGCCCATTCTAATAACTGAACCCGCGTTAAACGCAATAGTATCACTTATCGTGTTGGCCGGAGTCATAGGAGAATTAGCCGCACGAATTTCAAGTTGTTCAAGTTGCCCAACAAGTGCGCTATTACCTGCACGAATTTTAGCAATTATTTCCTTATTACGTGTCTGCCATGCTCCGACTTGTGCGCGAATAGATAGGTCATCTTTTTTATTACCTTCTAACTCAAGCTTCATCTTAGTGATTTCCTCACCTTGCTTTAACATAATAGAACGGATACCCTTATCACCTTCATCAAGCATTTCTTTCAACTTTTCAATTGAAAGTCCTTTGAATTCGGCCATACGTGTTTCGATGGCTTGCTCGATTTCTTCTTTCTTCATGATCCCCATCATTCGAGTGGTTATCACACTGTCAGTCTGCTCCTTTAATTTTTTTAGAAGCTCTGCTGCTTTTTCTTCTTCGGCCATATTTTAAAATTTGTTTTGGTCAACTAATTTATTCAAACAATCAAAAACAGATTTCGTCGGCTTGCTAATGTCAAGTGGCTTATCCGGCTTGATGTTAGCTAGTGAGATATGTCGTGTTATTAATTGACGTAATTCTAATTGTCTATTTTTTGGAAGAGACTTTATAAAATTATCAGTCTCATCTATTAAATTTTCTTTGTCTTTTAAAAGTAATTCAGGACTTCTAAATACATACGTTTCAGGATTGCTGCTAAATGTTACTACAGAGCCCTCGTAAAGAATAATCTCATATAAAAGAATAGTATCACTTAGTTCATCGTATTCCATTTTATCCCACACATATTCAAAACCCACTGAGAACTGATTTAGTGTTCCGGAACGTAATTGTCTTAACTCACGATTTCCAATTTCTACATCGTCTAATTCAGCTTCAAAATACAAACCATATTTATCCTCTTTTAAAACTGTAAATCTTCCTGTAGGCTCATCTGAATTGTGTTGCCACAAATGAGCTATTTTCTGTTTAGACCCACTATCCGGGCCCCGTTCTTTAATTGATTTAGCACAGCATCCTTTTATAAAAGATGTACCATAAGTATCCCGTTGCCCCCAAACAATTAAATAACCTTTTATAGTTCTATCTGTTTCGTCCAGTACTTCTACTTTCAAATCAATTGTTTGAAGTAGTCCGGCAGCGTCTACATAAGATCCACTCATGGACACAGGAGTAGATCTTATTTTTAATTCTTGTATTTTAGGATGTAACACTTTCATATCACGGGCACTGGTGCAGGAGGTGGAACAACAATCCATTCACTTTTATAAACATCGCCATCAGGTAATTTATCATAGCCTCGAGCTTGTCTCCATTCATTCACTGTTATAATTTCTGAATCAAATTCTTTTTGTAGCGCTGTGTCTAAAGCATCAGCCGCTTTACCGCTATTTAAAACATCTTCCTGAAGGGATGCCACATCATCAAAACAAGCTGTTATTTTACATTTGTTTTCAGCCGCTTTAAAGAACTTGTTATACTCGTTCAAGTCTTTGCGATTGTTTGGTATGATATTGCTCTCATATAAACTCTTCTCAGCATGCTGCCCATTGGCGTACGTTGCATCCTGTTGCTCGTATAATGTATAAGGATAACGGAACCTATGACAAATTGCTTTCTCCCCTGCTATCACCGTTTCCTTTGTAGTGAGTTCTTTGGGATTAAAACTCATTGCGTTCCACTTAGTAGGGCTGTTTGAAATTACATATTGATATTGAGTCAATGTCAGTCCATACCTACTAAGTTGCTTCTGCAATTCTTTTTTATCTTCCTCATCATACGGCACATAACCAGCCGCATCTTTCTGCGCTTCAGGCGATATGAAACCCAGAGGGCCTTTCTTTTTTAACAATACATTATCCGCTTCCATCGCGGCACATATATTTGAAATAGCCATGTCAAGACCTACTAATTTCGATTGAGGTAGTAGATAGCCATTCTCAACATCTTGCATAAACGAATCTTCTAAAATTATAAGATCCGAAGGTTTTATATTAAACTGTTTGCCTAAGATTGAAAAAGTATATCCTTCTATAAAACCTTCAATCTTAGATACATTTAAATAATTGCCTGTGCCTCTAGGAACTAAACACCAGGGGGGCAAATTAATAATTGAAGTTGCATTATCCGGAGTAAACCCAAAAGGAACGATTGGTAAAACAGGACAGTACCCAAATACTTTTTTATAGACAACTTGCTGCCCTCTAAATTGTTCCCAACTTTGCATTGGGTTGGGTTGAGCTAACAACTTATTCATCCTGTTAGCCCATTCATTAGTAGCATAATCTTCTTTACCCTTGCCCTCGCTTCTTAAAATTTCAATCTCGCCTGTAATATCATAATCGGCTAAGGCATCAGCAATCGCTGCAACAGGGTAACAAAAGTCATACGCTTTCTTTTGCATGTCCTTACTCTTCATGCCCCACCATTGTGCCTCAGGGCCTCTAATGTCTATTGTGCCCCCCCGTGCATCAGTTGGTAAAAAATTTATATTGCCATCGGAAAGGCCACCCCAACCTTGACCGTTAGCTCCTGCAATCGTACCGAAGAAGTAATTCAGTATACTCATTTAATAATGTTCTTGTCTTTTAGATAGCGGAACAAGCCGATTAAAAACCATTCTGTGAGTTTGGCTAAGATTAGACAGGTATAAATTATAAAAAAGTCTTTCAATAGATTATCGATTTGTTGAATTATTTCCGCTCTAAAATTTTCTTAATAATGGCCTGGCGTTCTTTCTCTTCCTTTTTCTTTATCCATTCTTGGAGATTAATAACCTTACCCATTGTGCTGTCTCTTTAAAAATTACAAAAGCCCTGAACAACTTTACATTGCTCAGGGCCTGCCCTTACAAATCGAACAACTCTCTTAAACCATATACAAATGTACAAATAAAATAGCATTTGCCAAACTATTTATTTTCGTATTAAATTGGCTAGGCAGGCATACCGTGCCGCGTCCCAAAGATGGTTAAAATCGTCTATAGGCTCGTCTAATCTTATACCCTGTACCTCTCTGAATGTGTAGTTAGCCTGTTCATGTTTAAACTCAGGACAATCTACTATATGAATTTTGTAATTTTTCATGAGAGATATTCCATACATGATAGACCCGTTAAATTTATTAGCAGGAGCCACTTTCAATTTAGCCTTTCTACATTCCATTACATAACCAATAGATCCCCCACTCTTACGACCATCCGCAGAATCTATAACACATAATTTATCTTTAGGCACATGAGTGGAAACAGCGTCTACAAATTGTTCTGCGTAGGGGGTAGGGCAATGAAACAGCTTTTCTAAATACATATTACTACCGTCTATTCCTACCTTTACAATAGTAGAGGGTGAATTTGTAAAGCCTACATCCGATCCATAATAAACATGTTCTATGTTTTCAGGAAATTTATCCAACCATTTAACATAAGGAAATATTAGTCCTTCGGGTGCGGCACGTTCACCGAGACCGTAAACTTTCCAACGATAATCATCCGCTGTTCCTGCTAATATGTTTGTTGGGTGAGGCCTTCTATTTTTTTCTAACTCTTCACGATCATCTGGATGAGTCGGTTCATAAGATAAAATTTTCTCTTTTTCACCTGCACTTAAATATGGATTGTCTAAGAAAGTAGTTTTTAAAAATGAAACATTGGGTCTTGCTGCTACCTTTTTATACACCCAATGGTCAGTTGCTTTAGGATTATAATCCCCCCACCAATATTTACGACAACGTTGCTCAGTCTGATCAAACACGTTATTTTTAATATCTAGCATTTCATTGAAATATGCATAATCGCAACTATTACCATCAAACACACTTTCACGATCCGCACCTAATAAATTAATCTTATTACCAAAAAGTTTAAATTGAGCTACTTCCTGCCGGTCGGCAAACGGTGATTGAATTCCGTACATTGGGAGTCTACGATTGAAATCATCGTAAAGAGTTGTTTTAAAGGAATTGTAAGTTTCCTTTATTATGTTTATTGTACAATCTGTTTCAACCTTAGAACAGAGCCAGACTAAAAAGTCCACACTGCTCCAGGTCTTACCGCTTCTGCTACTACCTTCTAATAACGAACCGCGATATATAAAAGGACTTTCTTTTAAGGTTCTCGCTTCCCCGATTGATATATTTAACTTGGGTTTAGTATTT